AGACTGTGCTCTTCCATCTGGGTGGTGGGGCCGAAGCCCCTGTTGTTTAGGCTTGTGCGTCGATGTATGACTTTGCGTTACGCATGTCGGAGCGTGCTGCGACGTGCCTTTCGTTCTTGTCGAGGACGATCCATTCGTTGTCGTAGAGGCGCTGAATATACATTCCCTTGTATGCCCAGAAGTTGTTTTGAATTTTTTCCATCTGTCAGTCTCCTTATTTCCACTGCGGGGGTTTGTTGATTCGTTTATACCAATTTCCACTGGAGGGGTCAACCCTTAATTTCCACGGAGGGGTCATTTTCCACTGGAGGGGGTCACCTACCCTAAATCGTAGCTTCGCTACTCGAAAGTTGGGGGTTACCCATACGAAAGTAGGTGATTCGGTATACGAAAGTATTGTCAAGTGCTCTTTCGTATACATGCCGACTATTTTGGGTATGATTCTGTCTCGTTCGTATGTGTCAAGCTCTCTTTCGTATAGGTCAAAGTTCATTCGGGTATGATTCGGTATCAAAAATATTGTCAAGGTCTCTTTCGTATAGGTTGACAGGTGCAAACGTATAGCCTACCGATTCGGGTATAGCCGTGTATACTTTTGGGTATATGCAAGGCGCAAAGGTATTGAACACGCATAAGGCGAGTCCTTTTGATTCGTTTCGTGAGTCCAGCCTGCCCTACCCGGCAAGAATCGAGTCCATTGCTATTTTTGCAATGCTGCTATGCAGATTCTGCATGGCTCTTTATATATTATAAGGACTCGGCGCTTTGGTTAATTTTGTGTTTGACTCTTTGCAACGAATCGCACAATGGTTCCTTAACGAAACGCAAAAACACATAAGGAAACTTGAATATGACACAACAAGCCGCAAACAATATCGCCCAAATGTATATGCAAGCTGGCTACACCACCCATGGCGCATTTCTAGCTATGTCGAAGGCAGATATGCAGTTTTTGGAAATTGTTCAGGTTATCGACACAATGCAAGCAATGGGGGTGGAATAATGGGTTTTTTTGTATTTATCGGCGCTTTTATCTTGGCAATTGCCGTTGCCGCTTTCCTAACTGAAAACTTTACTAACCTACAAGGAGTCCTGATAATGACGTATGAAGATCAAAGCCGCTTTTGGTATGCTGTAGGCACAGATGGGAATTTATATTGCCTTGGCGATTGTGGCGATTTTGACGCTGCAGATGAAATAGCAAAAGACACAATGCCTTGCGGTTGCGTTTGGATATTAGACAGGCATTTTGCAGAACAATGGCTTGAAACGTTAAATAAGGAGTCGACAAAATGAAAACCCTTTTTCTTGGCATTATTGCCGCCTGTGCTTTCGCCCATACTTTCGCAATTTATGAATCGGAAACGGGCGGGGTAAATCTGTATTTTGGTAATTTTGGTTATCATATCGCAAACGAGGAGTCGGAATAATGACAAACGAAGATCTAGTAAAACTGGCAAAATATAATCTGGAATTTTTCCACAACGAGTCTGATTTAGCAGATTATATGGCTTTCCTATTTTTTGAATTGGCGAAACTGGACTCAGGCTGGAGTCAAACTCTTGCATTGGACTTTGCAGAAATGGAGTCGGAATAATGATTAGAAATATTTATCTTATCAAACGTGGTGACGGAACGCCCGTGGCAGGAATCTTTATGCCCATAAATACCCTTAGCCTTGCGGAAAGGCTTAAACAGCAATGGGAATACAGTTGCCCTAATGAAATTTTCTATATCGAAAAGGCGGCGAAATAATGGCGATTTATAACGGTTATAATAGCAAGGCAGAAGCTAAACGCATTTTAGCAAAAGCCGGGTATCATTTCACTAGCGCATTAGGCGCAACGGATTCTAGCCCTAAACTAGTAAAGGGCGAAAAGCTAAACGTATTGTCGGCGGCGCATAACCTAGCCCCTGCCCACGAGTCCGGGTGGAATATGTGTGCGCAAGCTAGTGCGGGCTGCATCGCCGCATGTTTGCATACTGCCGGGAATCCTATCTATCTAGAAAATAAGATTGCCGCCCGTTTAGCCCGGACTCGTGCTTTTATGACAATGCGCAAGGCTTACGTGGCGCTTATGGCTTTTGAATTGGAAAGCCTAGAACGTAAGGCAAAACGGCTTGGCATGGTAGCGGCTTGGCGTCCTAATACCACGTCCGATTACCCTTTCCACACCGTTGCGCTAACGGTTAATAATAAACCCGTGAAAAGCCTAATTCACGCTTTCCCGAATATTCAGGCATACGATTACACAAAGATCACTAAAAAGGCTTTACAGCACGCCCACGGACTATTGCCTAGCAATTATCATATTACTTTCAGTAAATCGGAATCGAATTGGGCGGACTGTTTAAAAGTATTACAGCACGGCGGCAACGTGGCGGCTGTATTCGACAAATTACCGGACTCTTATATGGGGTTTAAGGTAATTAATGGTGACGAGTCAGACGTTAGGTTTTATGACGAGTCCGGGGTTATTGTGGGGCTAGTTCAAAAGGGTGAAGCTAAAACGGACGAGTCAGGCTTTGTAATCAGGCTAAACCAAAAGGAGTCGGCATAATGTGCACATGTGACAACTGCGAACGTGAGTTAGTGCCGGGCTACATCATATCAACAGAGGAAGGCTATAGGTTCTGCACCGAATGCGCCGACGAGTGCACATGGTCTATATCTTATGATGATATCGGCGAAACGTTCTATTACCTAATAGAGACTGATATATAGAGCCACACAGCCCCACTAGGGCTTGTATTGTCGCTACCCTACCGCAACACGTTACACAGCCTGCAGCACGCCTTAGATGGACGCTGCGGGCTATGTGCGTTTGTGCACAGATTCCAATGCGATACGTGCGTATGTGCACATGTTATAATATCACATGTTACAATATAACATTGTCCGAATCAATCCTTGGGGTGCAGGCCCCCCGGCTTCCTCTGTCAAGATTTTCTTTTGATATTACCCAAGATTTATCATAAGTGTTGCACTTTTGTCACACTTTACCCTAGTTAATCACATTTTGTTACAGAACGACACAATATTACAGATTCCGTGATAGTAGGGCTTGACTCCCATGGGGCCCCTGTATATTATACGCCAGATGATTCGGTGGGGGTGGGTATCCACTCATAAATCCGAGAACAAAAATTACTTTCGGCCTATGACATTTTGTCACACTAAGCGGAATATATACTCTTATAAACGGCCCACATAGGTTTTGGAACGACATGAAATCGACTAAAGCTCTTGATTGTCCACAAAAAAGAATCGTTTACTTACAGTGACTTGTAAAAAAGTTGAAAATAGTTGGTTGTATTTTCTAGAAAAAGGTGTCTATAGTATAGTAAGAACCCTAGACAACTTAAGTTTCTTACTTACAGTCTAATTACTACTACAGTATATTAAACTAGTAATAGTATAAATACTAAAGTAGGAAACTTAAGTTGCCTCTGACAAGCTAGATTGTTTTGTCGTGGTCACTGAAATCCCAATACAGTTCAACCAAGTTGTGCGGCGGAACAGAGTCCGGCACCTAACTTGCCGATGGGCTTGAGGGTATTATATTACTGTCCTCACAAATAAGTGAGGACTTCGAGTAAAGCTCTTGACATAAACTTAGTTATTGGTCGTTATTATGGCAGAACCACTCCCCTATTCAAAACACGTAGAGAAGCACATCCTTGAGTGCATTCAAGGGGGTGTAGGCATCCGTCAGATGATTGCGTCTATGCAAGGTCTGCAGAACGCCCCCAAATCCCTATCGACCCTATACAAAATCTATGGCAACTTTATTGAAGCTGAACGTGCCAAGTTGAATGGCATGGTTGGTAAGAAGGTTATCGACCAAGCTCTGGAAGGTGACTTTAAAAGCCAAGAGCTTTTCCTTCGCAGTAAAGGTGGTTGGTCACCGACACAGACCAACATCGAAGTTGAGCAGGACTCCGATCCAGACATGGATGAATCTGCAGTAGACAGTTTGCTTGCGCTACTAGGAAAAGAACCCGATGACAGCACAGAGGAAGATAACGGCTGACGCTCTTCGTAGTTTACCTGCTAGTAAGGTTAAAGAACTATTTGAAGCACTTGGCCCGGCGAAGGTGGAAGAACTAAAGCACGACTGGCACTTCTGGGCTAGGGATGCACAGTTAGAGCCTGAAGGTGACTGGAATACATGGTTTATCAATGCTGGTCGTGGTTTTGGAAAGACTAGGACTGGTGTTGAGTGGGTAAGGGAACAGGTTAAGCAGGGTAAGAAGCGTATCGCTGCTGTAGCTGCTACCAACTCGGATATTGAACGAGTTATGGTAAAGGGTGAGTCTGGTTTCCTTAGTGTTTGTTGGAAGGGTGATAAGACCCATAAAGGTAAGAAGATGGGGTTCCCTGAGTGGTCCCCTACTAAGCGTACCTTGACTTGGGAGAATGGTGCTACTGTTCAGTTCTTTTCGGCTGAGGAACCTGAACGTCTTCGTGGCCCCCAGTTCGAGATTGCATGGTGTGATGAACTTGCAGCTTGGAATAAGGACATTGATACGTGGGATATGTTGCAGTTTTGTATGCGACTAGGGAAGCATCCCCGTATTGTTGTTACCACGACACCCAAACCTACCAAACTTGTTCGGAAGTTGATGAAGGATGGGAAGACTTATGTCACTGGTGGTTCTACTTTCGATAATGCTGCTAACCTTGCAGGAACCTATCTTGAAGCGGTCAAAGCGCAGTATGAAGGCACACGCCTTGGTCGTCAGGAACTTTACGCAGAAGTCCTAGAGGAAGCTGAGGGCGCACTGTGGTCTACAGAGATGTTGGAAAAAGCTGAAATTAAGCACGAATCTGTACCTGACCTAGCCCGTATCGTTGTTGCTATTGACCCTGCTGTTACAGCCAACAAAGAAAGTGACATGACAGGTATTGTCGTTGCTGGTATTGATGTGAACGGCATTGCCTACGTCTTAGGTGACTACACAGAGAAGCTATCCCCTCAAGGGTGGGCTTCTAAAGCTATTTCCCTATATCACAAATACGAAGCTGACCGTATCGTTGCTGAGGTTAACCAAGGCGGTGATATGGTTAAGACTACGTTACATGGTGAAGATGAGACTGTTCCCGTAAAGATGGTTAGAGCATCTCGTGGCAAGTATGCACGAGCGGAACCAATATCTGCACTATATGAACGTGGCCTTGTTAAGCATGTGTCTAATCCCCCTGATGGGGCTAAGTTAGACGAACTAGAAACCCAAATGAGAACGTGGGAACCACTAGGGTCGATTGGCTCCCCAGATAGATTAGATGCCTGTGTATGGGCTTTAACAGACCTCTCACTTAACGGGTACAGTAAGCCCCAGCTTACCCTAGCCTACAGTAATTCTAAGGGGCTGTCACGATAACGGAATAAAGAACAATGGCTAGGAAACTCTCTGAGGCGCAAGCTAAGGCTACTTTAGGTGTAGCTGGTGATAACACTGATAACGGTCAAATCCGTGCAGACGAGTTTCTGCCTGAACTCCGTGGTCGTAAGGCCATTAAGAAATACCGTGAGATGCGGGACAATGATAGCACTATCGGTGCTGTTATGTATTCGGTAGAGCAAATTCTACGTGATGTGACTCTCACAGTCAAGCCTGCTAACGATACAGATGCAGCCAAGCGTGAAGCTGAGTTTGTTAAGAGTGTCTTGCACGATATGGATCACACTCTAGACGATCACATTGCTGAGGCTTTGTCGTTCTTGTCGTATGGGTTTGGTTGGTTCGAGGTGATCTATAAACGTCGTGTTGGCCCCAATGAACGTAGCGACAAGAAACGGTCTAAGTTTACTGATGGTCGTATTGGTGTACGTAAGATTGCTGCTCGTGCGCCTTGGACTATTAACCGTTTTGATGTAGATAGGAAGACTGGCGATGTTCTCG